CAGAGCTTACAATGCAATCGCAGTTCCTGAAGAAGTTGAAGTAAGAGGAACTAAAAGAATGCTAAAAGAGAAATCTAAAAAAGCTAAGTGGATCTAACATCATGTTTCCGTGGAGTCTTATAGGCACGGCGTTTAAAACAGGTGCTGAAATTTATAAGAATAAGAAAAAATCTGAAATTATAATGTCAGAGGCACGAATCGTGCATGCTGAAAAGATGAAGCGCGGAGAAATTGAGTACAGTGGACAAATTGCTCAAAATCAAAAAGGCGACTGGAAGGACGAATTTGTACTTTTAGTATTGACATCTCCACTGGCTATTTTATTTTATTCCGTATTTGCTGAAGACGAAGAGATACAAACTAAACTAGATTTATATTTTCAAAAGCTTCAGGAAATGCCCTGGTGGATAGTTTCACTTTGGGTAAGTGTCGTTGCAGCGATTTATGGAATCAAAGCAACAGATTTAATTAAAACTAATGGGAGTAAAAAATAATGAGAAACTATTATAATTTAGGTGGACCAACTTTAAAAGGTGGTCAGAAAAAACTTGATGCAGATGGTGATGGTAAAATTACAGGAAAAGATTTTGCTATGCTAAGAGGTAAGAAAAAAGATAACAAAAAGAAAAAACCATCACCTATGATGTTAGCTATAAGAGACAAAAGAAATATGGGTGCTTCTAAAGCATTAGAAAAAGATCAACTTAAAAAACGAGAAGAAAAGTTTAGTGAAGAAACAAAAAAATTTCAAAAAAGAGCTAAAGAGGCTAAAGAAACTCCAGGAACACCTGATGATGGGTATAAAATAGATTACTCTAATATACCACGTAAACCTAATTTAAAGTTTAAATAAGGAGAAATATAATGGCTGATCCAATTAAAGAATATAAATCTGAAAAAAATAAAGATAAAATTGAATTAGCTAAAAAAATAGCTAAGAGAAAAAAAACATCACCAAGCGATACACTTCAAACTATTAAAATACAAGAACGATTTGATAAAGATCCAGTATCTAGAAAAACAGATTTAATAGGTGATGATAGACTCACTACAGATTTTGCAAAAGGTGGATTGGTAAGATCAGGTAAACCAAAAATAGCTAAAAAAGGTTGGAAGTAATGGCAAAACTTTGTGCAAAAGGAAAAGCGGCAGCAAAAAGAAAATTTAAAGTGTATCCTTCTGCATATGCTAACATGTATGGTTCCGCAGTTTGTTCTGGTAAAATAAAACCAGGCGGCAGAAAAAAAGCTGCGAACGGTGGTTTAATGGCTGGCATGGCTAGAAAAAAGAGATTAAGTTGTGCGTAGAAATTTTGCAGAAGGTGGTTTAAGAAAATGGGTAGCGGAAAAATGGGTAGACATCGGAGCACCGAAGAAGGACGGGAAGTATCAACCGTGCGGGAGACAGAAGGGAAGCAAAAGGAAGTATCCAAAATGCGTCCCACTTGCAAAAGCCACAGCGATGACAAAGTCGCAAAAGGCGAGTGCTGTCAGACGAAAGCGCCAAGCCCAGAACACTGGCCCTAAGCCAACTAACGTAAAAACATTTGGGAGAAAATAATGTTTAGAAAACAATTTGCATCAGGAAGTAAATCACCAGCATGGCAAAGAAAAGAAGGAAAATCTGAGTCAGGTGGATTAAATAGAAAAGGTGTTGCATCTTATAGAGCAGCGAATCCAGGATCAAAATTAAAAACTGCAGTTACTACTAAACCATCAAAATTAAAAGCAGGATCTAAAGCTGCAAAACGTAGAAAGAGCTTCTGCGCGAGAATGTCTGGAATGAAGAAAAGATTGACTTCAGCTAAGACAGCAAATGATCCAAATTCAAGAATCAATAAATCACTTAGAAAGTGGAACTGCTAATGGCTGGAATAACAGATTTAATAGATGTTTTTAGAGGCGAAACTATTAATTTAAATCCTTTTAAAAAAAGATCTTCCACCAATATGAATCCAGGTGGAAAAATAAAAGTAGGTAAGTATGCTACAACTTCTGCAGATGAAGCAATGAACTATGCTTCTAAAAAATTTCCTAATAAAATAATGACAACAAAAGTTAGTCCTAGAGAGTTTAAAATAGGTCAAAGAGTATTTAATGAAGTTACATCAGATTTTTCGGATAGACCAAACATAATAAAAAAAGTTGCTAATAAAGTTAAAGATTTTACAAGAGATAGGAGTGGTCAATTAGGTTATAATATTTTATCTAAAAAAAATAAAGGTAAATTAGAAGTAGATGTTTTAAAAACTTTGGTGTCTAATGCAAAAGCTTTAACTCCATTAGCAATGAAAGGATTAACATTTTTATCTAGTCTGCCTGCTGCAACAGTAACTATGTTTTTACAATCTACTCCAGCTAATTCTGATGAGATAAATATGAAACTAGAAGATTTTGCAAAATTAAATGAGGGTAGTACTAATATAGATAAGGCTATTTATAATGATTAAAAATTTTAAAGACATAGTTATATTATTAATAACAAGTGGTGTTTTAATTTTATTAGGTATCATTATTATTGGAGACTATTGGGTAGCTGTTAAAGAAGATAGACCTATAGATGACAGCATAATAGTACTTATGAAAATGTCAGTTACAGGTTTAATTGGAGTTATTGGCGGTTACATTGGTGGTAGTAAATGATAGATAGATTTATGTACAAAGTTTTAGGTAAACTTGACTTTCTATTTGATAACATTATACCTAGTTGTTATGAGAGACTCAAAAAAATTAGAATCTTTTCTAGAACAAAAACAAAAAGAAAATAAAGAAAAAGATTTGTTTCGAAATCTTAAAAAAGAAGTTGAGACAGGTGCGAATGGAACACAAGAGTATATAATTAAAAAAGGTATAAACAAAGGAAAGAAAGCAAATGTTAAATGAAGAACTAACTATAATAAATAAAATCCAAAAATACTTAAAAGAAAACTATCAAAATATTGGGGATGCCATGATTGCTGGAGGCATTGACAATATGGAAAAATACAAGTATATGATGGGACAGGCACATGCCTATTTAAAAATATCACAGGAAATCTCTAACCTGCTAGAACCAAAGGAGCCAAAAAATGATACTGAAAGAGAAAGCAACGTCGTCGACTTCGGACAAACCCGAGATTAAAACAGCACTATTAGATAAATACGAAGATATCCACAAAGAAGAAGTTGATGGATATGAACGTTTAAAAACAAAAGAATCGGACAAATTACCTAGACCCACTGGATGGAGATTAGTTGTACTTCCTTTTAAGATGAAGGAAAAAACTAAAGGTGGATTATATCTTGGACAAGAAACACTTGAGAGACAACAAGTAGGATCTACTTGTGGTTTAGTTCTTGCAATGGGTCCACATTGTTATGACAAAGAAAAATTTCCTGAAGGTCCTTGGTGTAAAAAAGGCGACTGGATAATTTTTGCAAGATATGCTGGATCAAGAATCCAGATCGATGGCGGGGAAGTAAGATTGCTAAATGACGATGAAGTGTTAGCAACCATCGACAATCCCGAAGATATACTTCATCAATATTAACATAGGAGATAACTATGCCCGACGTAGAAAAAAATACAGTTGACATTGATACATCAGGTCCAGGTGCAGAAATAGAATTGCAAGATGAGACTGAATCAAATGAAAATAATATTGAGGTATCTAATGAAGAAACTGAAAACAGTGTGGAATCCAATGATTCACCTGAGAAACCTGATGAGCAGTCTGATGTTCAAGCTAGCAAATCGGAAGAAAAAAATGAAGACAAAGAGTTAGAGCAATATTCTAAAGATGTAAAAAGAAGAATTGCTAAACTTACAGGTAAATGGAGAGAAGCGGAAAGACAAAAAGAAGAAGCTTTAACTTATGCTGAGAGGATGATTATAGCAAAAAGAAAAGCAGAAGAAAAACTCTCGAAGCTTGAACCAGGATTCCTGAAGTCTACAGAAGATTCAATTGTATCTGGTATGCAAGCAGCGCAAGCTAAACTTGCTGCAGCGAGAGAAGCAAATGACCTTGCCGCAGAAGCAGAAGCTTTAACTGCAATATCAGAACTTGGTTATAAAAAAGCTAGATTTGAGGAAACTAAAGTTGCTCAAGAAGAGTATAACAAGAAACAAGAGTCAAAACCTGAAATTAACTTAAATAGACAACCTGTAGCACAAGGAACACCAGATCCTAAAGCTGAATCATGGGCAAGTAAAAATGCCTGGTTTGGTCAAGATTCTGCAATGACTTATACAGCGTTTGACTTACATAAAAAGTTAACCGAGGAAGAAGGTTATGACCCATCAAGTGACGAATATTATATGGAAATTGATAGAAGAATAAGACTTGAATTTCCGCATAAATTTGATAGAAAGAATCCTACGGAAACGACCAAGCCTGTACAGACAGTTGCTTCGGCAAAAAGAACTACGAAAACTGGTCGCAAAACTGTAATACTCACACCTTCACAGGTAGCAATTGCTAAAAAATTAGGTGTGCCACTTGAAGAATATGCGAAACAATTAAATATCACGAAGGAGGTATAAGCATATGAGTAATGAAAATGAAAAAAGAGCCTCGCGTGCGAGCCAAACTAGAGAAAAAGAAACTCGAAAAAAAGTTTGGACTCCACCATCAAGTTTAGATGCACCCCCTGCGCCAATGGGATTTAAACACAGATGGATAAGAGCTGAAAGCTTAGGATTCCAAGACACTAAGAATGTCGCTGGAAGAATAAGATCTGGATATGAATTGGTAAGATCCGATGAATATCCTGAATCAGATTATCCTGTGGTTGAAGATGGCAAATACAAGGGAGTGATCGGAGTTGGTGGCCTTGTGCTGGCAAGGGTACCTGAAGAGATCGCAAAACAAAGAACTGACTATTATGTTAAACAAGGTCAGGACAATGTTGAAGCAGTAGACAACGATCTTATGAAGGAACAGCATCCAAGTATGCCGATCAATATTGATCGACAGACTCGTGTAACCTTCGGTGGTACAAAGAAAAGTTAATTTTTTAACAATTCCAAACCATCAAAGGATAAACTAAATAAATGTCTATAAGGAGGACACAACTATGGCAAATAAAGACGCCGCTTTCGGTTTGAAAGCAATAGGAAAAGTTGGTCAGAATAGAGACAACCAAGGTTTATCCGAGTACAGCATTGCTGCAAGTTCATCTGCGATCTATCAATGGGATCCAGTGAAAACTTCAGGCGGCTACTTATTAGTAGCAGGCGCAGGCGGCAATCTGAGAGGATCACTTAACGGTGTTTTTTATACTGACGCTTCAACTAGCAAGCCAACGTGGGCTAACCACTTAGCTGCTAGTAATACAGCAACTGACATTGTTGGTTTTGTATCTGACGACCCTTACGAAAGGTTCGAGATTCAATCAGACAATACTGGTGCTTCAGCAGTAACTGATGTAGGTAAAACTGCAGATCTTGTTTACGCAGCAGGATCTTCACCTGACTATATCTCAGGAGTAGAGTTAGATGATTCTACTTTAGACACTACTGCTCAACAATTAAAAATCATGGGAATCTCTAAAGATCCAGACAATAGCGATGTAGCATCTGCTAACGTTAACTGGGTTGTAGTTATAGCTGAACATGAGCTTAAAGTAACAACTGGTACGTAATAGGAGGATAAATTATGGCGATATCACGAGGACAACTAGTTAAAGAACTAGAACCTGGCCTGAATGCCCTATTCGGCCTGGAATATAAACGTTATGAGAATCAGCATGCTGAAATCTACACAACTGAATCTTCAGACAGAGCGTTTGAAGAAGAAGTTATGTTATCAGGTTTTGCTCAAGCTCAAGTTAAACCAGAAGGAAGTGGAGTAGTTTTTGACAATGCTCAAGAAACTTTCACTGCAAGATATACACACGAAACTGTGGCTCTTGCCTTCTCAATAACTGAAGAAGCAATTGAGGACAACTTGTATGACAGACTTGCTAGTAGATATACTAAAGCATTAGCTAGATCTATGGCGAACACAAAACAAGTAAAAGCTGTTAATCCATTAATCAATGGTTTTGGTAGTTACACTTCTGGAGATGGTTCTGCATTATTTGCAACAAACCACCCAACTATTAGTGGAACTGTATCAAACACTTTGACTACTGCGGCTGACTTGAATGAAACTTCATTAGAGCAATCATTAATCGATATTGCTGCAATGACAGACGAAAGAGGTCTGAAAATTGCTGCAAGAGGTGTTAAAATGATTATCCCTTCTGAGCTTCAATTCACAGCTGAGAGATTGATGAAATCTCAAGGTAGAACTGGAACAGCTGATAATGACATCAACGCAATCGTTTCTATGGGAATGGTTCCTCAAGGTTATAGAGTGAACAATTTCTTAACTGACCCAGATGCGTTCTTCATTATCACAGACGTACCAAATGGTATGAAATACTTTGATAGAGCGTCTATCAAGACTTCTATGGAAGGTGATTTTGATACTGGTAACGTAAGATACAAAGCTAGAGAAAGATACTCTTTTGGAGTTTCTGACTACAGAGGTATCTTCGGTTCACCTGGTGCATAATAATTAAATAATTTGTGGCGGGACATAATCCCGCCACATTTGATTGATATAGTAGAAAGAATCATGACAAAATTTATTATAAAAATATACGCTTACGAATATTATTCTGAATTCCAAGTAGAATCTATAGACGACCCAATTTCTCTTGAAAAAGCTATTGTTGACAAGTTAGGAGAAAATAGTATAAATTGGGAATATGTTGGAGAAAAAATGTATGACTCCAATAAATATAGAATAACCTATGAGGAGGTTATAAATGATGCAAACACATCTAGAGGATCTATACAAACAGAAAAAAGTATTGGATCTACAATGGGAGCAGGAGCATCTTAACGAAGGGAGATATACTCTTAATATGGTTAGAATTGACCATAAAGTTAGAGAGATAATCAACCATATCAAAATGGCTGAAGCAAAAAAGGCTCATCTTGATAATAAAGTTAGTGAAGTCGCTCCTCAAGTTTCTGTAGCTACTTAATAAAAAAGCTACATCGTTGGACAAATTCCACTCCGCACTATAGGCTCTCTTGCACTCTACTAAAAAGTAGTATATAAAATACTCACTATACAAAATAAATTGATATAGACGAGTATAGTCGACGGCCTAAAGACTATATCAATGTAATTAGGAGGATATAACTATGGCAAACACTACTTTTTCTGGACCAATATTGGCTGGAAATATCAAATACACAACTGGAACTACTTTAGGTTCAGATGTAAAAAACACAGGTCAAGTTGTAATGTGTCAATCTCAAGCTGTTAATCAAACAGCAACTGGAACTTCAACTAATATTGTAATTCCTGCAAACTCACAAATCGTAGCTATTGAATTATCAGTAGATGTGGTTTGGTCTGGAGCAGCAACTACAACTGGTTTAGGTTGGGTTGGAGATGCGACTGCATTAACAGCAGCAGCTGCTGTAGCAGGTGGAACATTAGGAATAATTTCTGCAACTGCTGGAGCTGACGCAACTAGAGTTAATAACTGGGCTGATGTTGGAACTACTGACAGAAGAATTCTTTTAACTAACACTAATACAGGTGCTGGTGAAGGTTTCTTAACTGTTAGATATGTTCAAAACAATAACCTAAGTTAATAAATAATTAGTGTGGGCCTTCGGGCCCACATAAAATTTAACGGAGATTAAAATATGAAATCAGATGTAAAAGCAGTAAGAGTTACTGGAACAGGTTCTGTATTTGGAGGAAGAACAAGATTAAGAGGAATTATTCTTTCTAATTCAACAGCAGGCGCTGGGTCTATAACTTTACAAGACGGAAATTCAGTTACACAATTTATTGGTGATGCACCAGCAGGTGATGTTTTCGCTTTCAATATTCCAGAAGATGGAATTTTATTTGAAGGTGGAATGACAGTTTCTGCATTCACAAGTTTAACTGCTGCGACTATATTATTAGACAAGTAGGAGGCTAAATGGCTAATACTACTTCGGGTACAACTACATTCGATAAAACTTTTTCTATAGATGAAATTATAGAAGAAGCTTACGAACGAATTGGTATGCAAGGAGTTTCTGGTAAT